CTTCACCGGCTGGTAGAAGCACTCGCCCCGGACGTAACTGAGGCCCTTGCTCTCCACGAACGGGCGGATCTCCACCGTGTCGTTCGGGTGGCCGGGGACGTCGAGCACGACGTAGGTGCCGGGCCGGAGCGGCGTCAGGGTGCCGGTCACCTCGGCGGCGGTGAAGTCGCGGACCCGGAACAGCCCGCCGCCGCCGGAGCGGGCGTTGAAGCCCTTCACTCCCTGGGCGCGGCTGTCCATGTAGTAGTCGGCCACCTCGCGGATCAGGCTGCCGGCCTCCTCCAGGCCCTCGGCCGAGGTGGCGTCCCACACCGAGATGTTCTCACGCGGGAAGCCGTGCTGCATGGCCTCGTGCACGCCCCGCTGGTCGGGGACCAGCAGCGCGTAGGTCTCGTTGACGGGGGCATTCCTGATGGTGCCGGACAGCTCCTCGACGATGCGGCGGCGGGCCGAGAAGTCGCCGCGCGGGTAAACGCTGTCGTTCTCCTCGCCGTCGGTGACGCCGAGGAAGAACGCGGAGTTGTCGCCGTACCGGACGGGGATCTCGCGGTTCTCCCGGACGCCCCGCAGGAACGTCTGGATGAGCGCGGTGTTGCCGCCGGCCTGGTAGAGCCCGGCGAGCGAGGGGACCCGGAGCACGTCCATGTCCCAGATGACGCACTGGGCGCTGTCGTAGGAGGAGAAGGTGTAGACCGTGACCCTGGTCTCCTGGTCCTTCACCTTGGACGTGACGGCGAGGTGGGCGATGAAGTTGTCGAAGACCTTGACTACCGTCTCGGACAGGTGCTTCATCGACAGCGATGCGTCCACGAGCAGGACGAATCGGTTGATGATGTTGGCCGGACGTGTCGTCGGCTTCATGAACGGGTTCGCGTTGCGCATAATCACACTTTATCAAGGAACCCCGACATTCCAGGGTTTTAACCCTGGGCCGGCCCTGGCCTCCTGCTCGTCCAGTCATGGCAGTTGCCGCAGTACCCCTCGCGGATGTCATCGGGGCTGTAGCTGGTCATCAGGCAGCGGGGGCAGGTGACGTGCGGCTGCCCCGGGACGGGGGAGAAGCAGATGGCGATCCCGTTGGCGTCGCGGACTGCTGCGACATTACGCTCGAACGAGACGATCCAGTAGAGGTTGCGGTGCATCTCGCCGACGACCTGCTCGGACAGCCAGCGGCGCAGCCTGGAGATCAGCTTCACACGGCGATGATAGGGGCGGGCTCCTGGTCCATGACAGTGCATTGCCCGTGGGAGACGATGTAGCGCTCGGCCGATCGGGCTTCAGGCCCCTGGTCGATGACCTCGCAGTGGTCGTGCTTCGTGATCTTCCACTGGCCGGGACGGTAATCCGGGCTGACGTGCACCTCGAATCCCATCAGCGACACCAGCCGCCTGACGTCTCCCTCCATGACGAGGAAGTCCCACGGGTCCGGCCGCTCCACGGAGTTCGCCCGGAGCCACTCCTCGACGTCCGGGGCGCAGGTGATCGTCTTGCGGCACCGGAGCTGCCAGGTAAGGGCGATGTCCGCGAGGATGCGCTCGGCGTGGGCGGTCACGGCGCTACGGTACCCCGTCCTACCGGGACAGTGCCCTGGCAACCTCTTCGGGCGTGTACTCCTCGAAGATCACCTGGAAGTCAGCCGCCAGTTCGAGCAGCGCGCGGACCGTCCCGAGGGTGAGCGGCGGGTACGGCCAGGGTGCGAGCTGCCGGACGTCTACGCCGTCTTCTAGCTGGGGGAAAGCCGCCGTGAAGGCTGCGGCCTCTCCCGTGGCTGCGGTCAGCTTGACGCTCATGACCCTTCCCTGTCCTCGTCGCCGGGCAGGGGAGGCGGCCCGGCCTCCGCGACATGCTCGTCGAGGAAGCCTGCCATCTCCGGGTGCCGGTCGGGCAGCTTCTGCCACAGCTCCCACAGGATCTCCCGGACGGTCGCGACCCCGGCCCGGTTGCCCGCCTCGTCGAGGTCGTAGATGATGCGGTCGATGATCGACCACTTGGTCTCGGCGTCGGCAAACTTGCACGCCTGGAGCCCGGCGCGGATCTGCATCGCCTTCCCGGCGGTGTTGCTGATCACCGGGGCCTCCCGGCTGCCGGCCGGAACGTGAAGGAGGCCCGGTAGCTCTCGTTGTAGCCGGGCTTGTCGTAGGCGACGGTCCAGCCGGAGGCCCGGTAGACGGGCTCGATGTCGAGCCAGTGCCGGTCGGCGACCTCCTTGCCGGTCCTGGCGATGCCCTTGGCGATGATGCCCTCGATCGCGTCGTCCTGGTAGACCACGGCGCTGGTGCCGTCGAACGCGACGGCGATCAGGTCGTTGAACACCTTGATCACGTCATCGGGGACCTGGCTGAGCTTGTGCGCTACAACGGTCTCCGGGGTAACTGGATCGGTCATGTCAGCGGCCTTCCAGGTCGGCCGCGACTGCCAGGGCGTGTGCCCGGACGTCGATGCGAGGTCCCTCGCCCGTCAGTGCCGCGCGCAGTGCCTCGTCGAACGTCAGCGGAGGGAAGAACCTCTCCTCGTCGTCCAGGCGGGCGTTAAGCTCGTCGATCTGGCCCGGGGTCAGGCGGACGCCGTGCGCGGTCTCGACGATCCCGATGAGGTCGTCGTAGTTTTCGTGCTCTAGGTCAGGCATAAAAACAAGATATCAAGGAAAGCTGTATTACGCTAGCCGTCACGCAGTTTCAGGTACGCCTTCACCAGCAGCAGGACCCGGCAGTCGATGCTTCGGGTGTCCATGCTGTAACCGTGCGGCACGTCTGCCATATCGAGCAGGTGGTGAACGTTGCGCATCGTGTAGAACAGCTCGATGACCCAGCCTGGGTCGCCCTCGACGTGCGGCGGCTGCCAGGAGTTGTTCACCAGCGGGTGCGGCTTGTCGAGGTCATCCAGGACAGACCAGTCGATCTCGTCCCGGGCCGGGAACGGGCTATCGCTCACGCTCAGGTGAGACGTCGCACCGTGCGGGATCGTCCGGCGTCTTCGGTGCCCAGGTCCACCCGGCCCGCAGGTAGTCGCCCAGGTTGATGACCTCGCTGGAGCCCCAGTCCTGCGCCATGTGCTCTTCGGCGTCCCTAGCGGCTTCCTGGTCGCAGACCAGCGCGCGGCTCAGGGAGTCCACCCAGCCGGACTCGCCCCAGTAGAGCTTGACGTGGCCGCCGCCGCTCGTCCAGGACTGCTCCTGGAGGCTGATCAGTATCCAGTAGCCGTCGCAGGAAGCAGGGTTGTCCAGGCTGGCACCCGAGAGCGGGATGGTCGTGATGATCATGGTGACAGAATATCAAGAAAAGCTGTATCGTGAAGTCCATGAAGCGAATCAGTGCCGCCGAGATCCGCTGGATAGCCCAGGACCTGCGTGAGCGGACAGTCCTGGCCCAGGCAGAGCGGGTGAAGCTGGAGCGGCACATCCGCGAGATCGTCCTGTACCCGCCCAACCGGGGCGGGGCGGTCCCCCGGCAGGCTCCCGACTGCACCGACCCGGAAGTCGCCGTCGACCAGCTCAGGAAGATGAGCCGGCTTGCCTACCTGGCCCGGCCGGGCCTGAAGAACCGCATTAAGCCGGAGGTGCTGCTCGCGAGGTGGACGACCGTGGCGAGCGCGGCGGAGAAGCTGTGGGCCGAGGTGGACGAAATGGAGGCGGCGCTGGAGGCTGCCGGGCTCGGGGAACCGCCCCGGCAGGTCCCCGTCGTGAAGAGGTCCCGGCAGAAGCCCGCCATGAACGGATCAGTTGGCATCTTGTGGGATGACATTCTGAAGACAAAGGCCTCTAACCGGACGCTGAACGCGCTGTACCGTGCCGGGTACGCGACGGTCGGCAACGTGGTCAGCGCCAGCGCGACGGAGCTGAAGGACGGCAGGATGTTCGGGGAGGGGAGCCTGGCCGAGGTACGGCGCGTGCTCGCGCTCCACGGGCTGGCGCTAGCCGGAGAATGAGGGGGTAACGCGAAAGCCCCGGCCGCAGCCGGGGCTCCCGTGGTGACCGAGGTCAGGACTTGGTGATGCTGGCGAGGCCGCGCGGGTTGAGGATCGACATGGCGATCATCTCATCGAAAACCCAGCCCTTCCAGAACGCCTCCACGTTGTGGTTCTCCTCCACGTCGAGGCTGTAGAGGATCGGGAAGACCCCCAGGAAGTTGGGCTCGGGCGCGAGGAAGATCTTCGCCTGCGGCACGATGATGGACCGCTGGATCTGGAACTCGCCGAAGCTGGTGATCGTCTCACCTGCGACAACGCGGTCCTTGAAGGCCCAGCCGGTCTGGTTGATGTCCCACCGGAACATGTCGCGGTAGTCAAAGGGGTTGATCAGGATGCGAGCCGACGGCAGCTCGTGCAGGTCAGTCATGGCGACCGCCGAGTAGAGCGACCCGGGGGTCAGGTAGCCGGAGGCTTCCGTGATGTTGTGGTTGGGGGTGACCACGTGGTCCGGCCGGGTGGCGTAGTCGGTGATCGCCGCCTGGAGGAGGACCAGGAGCCTGGCGTCCTCCTGCTTGAGGATGGCCTGCTTGGTCTCGTCCTGGGCCTGCTCGACCGCGTTGATCCGCAGGTAGAAGAGGTCTTCCTTGCGGATCGCGGGGCGCGAGGCGATGCGGAAGAAC